CGATGGCGTGTTGCCGCCGGGCGAGGGTTTGATTTCCGGTGCCTTACCACTGATGAAGGCTGAGGTGCGCCCGGCTGCGTTCAGAATAGCGGTTGCCAGACGATCCGGAATAATGCTCCTGCGCGCCCATGAACTGAAATGTGTCGGGCGGTTTGATGATACCTGGTTTCCATTCGTTCTCGATGCCGCACCGTAATATCCTGATGCCGGAATATCCGGATCTTCTGCCGGCGCGTTAGTGGCGGTATTGACGCCGTTACCGTCTGTCATGAAGGGCACAAAATAAACGCCCTCACTCTCCCTGTTTTTATACCCGCCGTACACGGTGTCGTATTGGGTAGCGTATGTATTTTTCCAGTAATACGTCGTGTCACCACAAATCCACGGCACATCTGCAGCGCTGCCACCATGGCACTGCGCGTTAAACACGGAGAGGTCAGCACGAAACTGTGTCAGCATGGCTGTAAACAGCGCAGGTTGCTGTGCGTGGGTGGCGGCGCTCATGTCAAACTCACCCTGCATCCAGCAGACGGCCAGCAGAACGTTTTTGGGATTTTTCTGCAATGCCGCTTTTGTGCGGGAAATCAGATCCTGATATAACGGCTTGCCCACCCCCCAGCGTGCCGAATCCTGACTGGCCCCCGTGGACTCGCTGAATGTCCCCTCCGCGCCCTGGGTAAATGCCGAACCACCACGACAGCATGGTACCAGCAGGATCCCCGCGTTATTCGGGATATACGGGAGCAGTTTTTTGGCAATATGTAAACCCTGGCCGACACAGCCGTACTGCCCTTTGCTCAGGTCAGCCCTCGGATGATTCAGCGTACTCATATCCTGCACATCATGCAGACAGTGGTCAGCCGGAATAATATCGTTATATCTGCAGGCAGCCCCACCCGGCGTCACTGTACTGCGGCGCGCCAGCTGTTTAATGCGCGGATCCGGAGCATCGTATGAATCCGGCAGCGGAAGCCCTTCACCGTAAGCCATGGCATTGGACTGCCCGGCCAGTACGATGACGTAGTACCAATCCGGCTCAGATGAAGGGCCGACCTGTGGCTCTCCTTCAATAGCCACCGCCTGCATCAGTGTGTACGGCGTAATGGCAACCGGTCCGCCGTATGGCTGCCAGCCCTCTTTCAGTTTGTGTGTCAGCTTTTCCGCAAGGTCTGACGGCGACGCCGCCCTGACAACATCATAATGTTTAATCGACATCGAATTTCTCCCGTGTAGAGGAACAGAGTTAAAAAGCCGGAAGCGGAATCAAATCACAGGATGACCATCTGCCAGTGGCTGGTCGTAAAAAAAAGGCCGCGCCATGCGCAGCCGAAAATAAAGGGATAACGATGATAGTTTGAGAAAAACAGAAATAACACTTTTGTGGCAAAGCATGGTGCCGGGTGCCTCCCGGTGAATTCAGTATCAGCACCTGAATCCGCGATTACCCCATATTCCTTCTTGCTGATTGCCCCACCGCACAGGGGGATTCACCATGCAGAAGTGTTTTTAATAAACAGCAAACAAAAAAATCAAGCATTATGCAGGCTGTTTCTTTTTATCACCGGCCACAGCAATACCATAATGCCGCAGACCAGCACCCCATCCGCCAGCACCGACATGATTCTGCTGGTGAAATCCACCATCACCACCAGAAACAGCAGGAGTGCAGCCACAGTCAGGCGCAGTTTTACCGTCACAGGTAATTCTCCAGACGAAGACCCAGAACACCGGCAATCTCTTCCAGCACCTTGCGCTCTTCCGGCTCAATTTCGCCGTCTGCCTCCGCAATGGCCACCGCCACATCCAGCACATCTTCCGCTTCACGCGTATCGTGTTTCACATCCTCGATCTCACGTAACGCCGCACGACGACCAGTTTTAAAGTTCGTATCCAGCTGACCGATAATGGTTGCGCTAATCGCATTAATTTCTGACGTAAACGCGTACAGCGCAGGCTGATTACGCAGTACCTGTTCGATCTTCGCTTTCTAGGAAGCCTCACATTCACCATCTGCACAGGCCACCAGGTATGCGGCGTTAATCACCACCTGTGCCAGATCGCGTTTTTCAAACTTTCTAATTTCCGTTGCCGCTCTGCGGGCTTTTTTTACCAAAAATACCAAACATCGTGACGTTCCTTTGGGTGGGTGAGCCAACGCCCGGGAGCGATCTGCCCACAGAGAAAGTCACACTGACCACTCCATAAGCTCCCCCCGAAAGGCTCTGTGGTTGGTATGCGCCGGGCGTGGTGCGGATACAAAAAAGGTCCGCAAAAGCGAGCGAGGGAAAATAAGTGTGGTGCGTTGTACTGGGTTCGAACCAGTGACCGATTGCTTAGAAGGCAATTGCTCTGTCCGGCTGAGCTAAAAACGCAGAATACCGATAATGGACCGCCATCGGAGACTCGAACCCCGCGAAACCAGCTTCGAAGGCTGGCGTTCTATCCCGATGAGCTAATGGCGGTATGTGATGGTGGCCCTTGCTGGATTTGAACCAGCGGCCTGGCGATTATGAGTCGCTCGCTCTCACCACTGAGCTAAAGGGCCGGGCGCAGGATAATAACGTTACGAAATCAATGTTGCAAGCATTCAAGAATCACCTGGTTAAAAATTACCCTTGCTTCCTCCACCAGCGCATTCACCATGTCTATCCGAGATAAGTGGCACAAAAAAACCCGCTTGTGGGCGGGTTTTGTTTGCTTTTGCCATCACGTACAAAATCGGCAAAATATCAGATTTGCATGAAATATATGCCTTTCAATCTACTTTTGCAACACTTTGCTTTGAAAATGCCGCCTTTTGTTTTGAACGCGTTCTCATTACAAACAATAAAGCCTCACTATCCAGTCGGTGAAAAATGTGTTTCATTGCAACCCAGTGACGAGTAAATGTTTTGGACCAGTTTTTAGTTGTCACTCCCACCAGTAATGCCAGCTCCTTGTATTCATAACCTTCCCCACCAAAAAGTTCTGCTTTTACTGCCTGCGCCGCCAGCCAGATTAATTTTTTCAGGCGTTCCTGCGTTTTCCCTGCAATTTTTCTGGTACCGGATTGAGTATTAAATTCATTCCACGCCCACTGTGTTATCGCGATCTGATATTCCCAACAAATACTCCCGCTGTAACACCACAACAACCAGGCTTTATGATGTTCTTCAAGAGACAGAACAGCCCGCCGCCACGATGATGTCGAAAACTCAATCGGACTGACCAGAGGAATTGACGTCCCCTTCGCCAGCGATTGCTTTCCCGGGATTGGGGGATTATCCCGCGTTATCATTTTTCCAGTCACTTCATCGCGGTACCGGATTTTTTTACGCCTGTAACGCCCTGTATCGAACATGGCATTCTCCTGCCAGGCTTCAAGCTGACCTTTTGTTGCCCCACTCAAATCAGCGGTGGCGATAATGAGCTGCTCACGCACAAACTGTAAATACTGGTTATTCATGCGCACCCCAGTTCTGTGATTTTTATCCCCAACCGCCCACCAGGAACAAGCTGACCGCGCACAATATTGATTTCATCAAACTGCTCGTCGTCTATGAGCAGCCCCGCATGCGTCAGTGCATCCAGTGGTGCCTTCAGGATATTGTCCAGGTCACGACGGCGCTTATCCGGTGGCTCTGCAATAATTTTTATTGCCAGCCTTCCGGACAGGTTTAATTTCAACCGCTGCTGGCGAACAATTAGTGCCACATCACGGCGATAACGCTCACCGACTTTTGATACAAAATATGTGCTGCCACGACGTCGCCAGTAAGTATTCACCGTTGGCGGGTAAGGCAAAACAAATTCTATGCGTTCAGTCATTTATGCTTTCCACTTCAGGACGCCCGAATTTCTCGCGTGCATTAAAAAACGAATCAGCAACAACAGCTGGCTGCCGTGTTTTTCTTCAAAATCTTTTACCCCGGCGTGCAGTTCGTTATGACATTTACGGCACAGCGGAATAACAAACAAATCGTCAGCCTTCGTTCCCATCCCTCCTAGTCCATGACCAATGATGTGATGCGGATCATCTGCCTGATTGCCACACGTCATGCATTTCTGCGTTTTTACCCAGCGCGTGTATACGGGCATCTCTTCCCGTTGTGGTTTCTGGCGCTGGAGATACTGAGCCGGTGACTCCGGATCAACGGCAATGCTTACCACCGTCTTTTCCTGTGGCGGGTTTTGCTGGTGGGCGTGAGGCATCGGCGCAAGATTTTTTGTGCGCTGCTTCAGTATGCTGGTGGCGGTCTGCTCTCCCGGCACGATGTCGCTTTCACGGTACATTGAGCGGATTTTTTCCGCACGCAACCCCAGCGAACGACGTAATACCGCTTCCGGTAGCGCGTCCGCCACCTGATTGCGGACCGCCCACCAGGATAATTCAGCCAGAGATAATTCACGCTCCTGCGTACCGCTTATTGCGTGACCGATGACGTCAATCATCCATGCTGACAGGTTTTGATGAGCAAGTTGCCCGAGTGATTCGGAGGTCTGGTCACGCAACTGGTTGTCGCAGTGCCAGCACAACACCATTGCGCCGGTACCATAACGGTGAATGACGGTTTCGCTGTGATGATAATCGCCGTGTGGCCACTGGCAGGATTTAATATGGCGCAACAGCCAGTCAGACAATGCACCAGCACCACCAGCAGCACGAATCACCCGTGCGTTACTGAAAAACGGCAGCAATGTTTTGTCTTCCACCAGCGGCTGGCGAACGGCAGGAACGACCCCGGACGGCAGATTACGCATGCTTTTCGGTTCCGGCTCCACCAGTACCCGGGTATTGTGGAATACCGGCATGGATTCACGGCCCGGCTTAACGATCACCAGCCCGAGTTCCGGTACCAGAACAGGTCGAAGTAATACCCGCACGTTACCTCCAGATGCGTTGCTGGAATGTGCGGGACGGACGCGGTGGGCGTTCGGAGTAAGGGAGTCTGACTGAGATTATCCAGTGACGATAGTCGAGACTAAGAGCTTTCTTAACCTCGTATCCACGCCTGCGGTAACACTGAATTATCCATTCAGCCTGCTCTTCAGTGCATGGAGGATGCTGGAACCAGTCTGATGTGAATGCGTGAAAACGCCGTCCGCACCTGCTGGCAAAGACAGCAGAATCATTAGAATTGTGTAATTTGGTATCGTGCGCCATCGGTTGTCTCTGCTGGCGCAGCAGGTGCCAGTTGTTCAGGCTGGCGTGCGAATTGTAAACCAGAATGCCAGGAAAAAACAAAACCCGCCGAAGCGGGTTAAGTGCGGGTGCATTGAGGATGCCTGACACATCAGAGGTGGCGAGGGATTTCTCCCCCGCCTGGTCTCTTACTCCTCAGGTTCGTAAGCTGTGAAGACAGCGACCTCCGTCTGGCCGGTTCGGATTCGTACCTCGCAGAGGTCTTTCCTCGTTACCAGTGCCGTCACTATGACGGTTAAACAGATGACGATCAGGACGATTAACATCGCCTTTTGCTGCTTCATAGCCTGCTTCTCCTTGCCTTTCGGCACGTAAGAGGCTAACCTAGATTTGCCGTTCATAGATTGAGCCTCAGATTAATGTTAAGCGTCTTGCAGGACGCGTAATGTTAACTGGGGCTTTTCTCTATCTGCCTTTGGTGTTCATGCCTGAGACAGATAGCCTCAAGCACCCGCAGCCATTCTACTTAACTCCCGTCACCTCGCCAATATGAAATCAATCAGAAAGGCGAACCATAAGAGCAATAGCAAGACAATAAGGCCCGCATGGTCGTACAAAGACTCAGGCACCGTGACATTTTTTGTACTTTATTCCCGAGCCACAGGGGCATTGTTCATTCCGGCCGACCGCACCAAAAACTTCAGTTAATTTAGTCTTTGCTGCTTTATGGGCAAGCTGTACGATGTAATTTGATTGATTTTGGATTTCTTGACGCTGTACACCTGTGAGGCCTTCGATATAGGGAGCAAGGCGCTGCATTTCGACATCAGCTGCTTTATGCTGACCCGATAGTGCTAATATGACTGCGTATTGGCTTCGAACCTGAATCAGTCGATGTACTAGACCTGCCTCATTGACAACCGGCAGGACATGTTGCTCCATGACTTCCTTGGCACCGTCGTAATCCTTTATGGCAACAAACTCATCCGCCAGATCTTGGCCCACCCTGACCATGGATTCCGGGGCCATGGCCAGATTGTAGAACTTCATCGAATGAATACGCAGTAATGGTGACAGTTTTCCCTGCGCATCACGAATTCTGGCCAGCAACTCCAGAGCATCAGCCATATGTTTAAAGTGTTCCTGCATATTTTCGGAATGATTAATAGTTTTCCATAATGCGTCGGCGTTTTTTCCTATGACATCAGCAGGTGTGATACCAAATAAAGAATAGTACCCTTGTATAACATTACAGCTTAATGTTTCAGCATCCTTGAGTTTTTTTAATCTCCAGAGTGCAATGGCATGGTTGTAGTCAAAGATGCGTTTATGTTCTTCATCTGGGAGTTGGGGGCGGACTTCCTGTGCCAGCTTTTGAACTTCTCGTGCATCATTGCTTTCTGCCGAAAATAACATTCGTTTCATTGCATAGGCCATCTCTTCTTGATAGCCGAACTTGTGCTCCGCAAGTAAAGCTCCCATGATGTTTAACCTCTGAGCAATGTGGTCGGATATTCCGTCTTTAAGCTCAACGAAAACAAGGCCATCCAATGCCCAGAATTTATGAACAGGTCCCAATAAGTCCGATGTTGCAGCACGCTCCAAGCTTGCAAGAATGTCGACCGTCACGCCCATCTCATAAAACATTTCTTGGCCTGAGAGTTCGATCAACGTCGTGACATCATTGAGCTTAATATAAAGTTGAGTCAACAACGATAACCGTTTTGTATTGCGGGTATTATGAAGACTTTCAACTAAAAGGTCTTTCAGCGCTAGTAGCGCTTTGTTCGATATACCCTGATCCATCAGTTCCAGATGTTGCAGTCCTAGCCCCCTGACAGCATCATGTACCTTCAGGGTCTGGTTTCCATAAATTTCAATAGTGCCAGTAGCGCGCATTTTCCTAATTAAAGAAGCAGCACTGCTTGGTGAAATGTTCAGCGAATTGATTAGGAGCGTAGAAATCTCTTCGCGACTCAGCCCTACGTCAGAGAGACTGAACAATGCCAGCGCGCTCTGAAGTAGTGATTCAAATCCCTGAAATACACGTGACAGAATAATTTCTTGGGCGGTTTCCGCAGTATGGGTTTGTTGCTGGAGTTCAGCACACAGAGCATCGACATTACGCTCATAATCAGAAACGGCGATTTTTGCGGCGCTCTCTACATACAGGGGAAGACCACCAGTGTAAGCCCGTAGCTGCTCGTATCCCATAGCGGTGGCAAATCCTCCGATATCGTTTACAACGACAGCTACCGTATCGAGATTCCATCCCTGCAGGCCCTCGCGCTGTAGCCCCGTCATGACCTCCAGTTCGCGAACGTTTTCGTGAGGCTGGCACAACAGCACAAAACGAATATGTGTAGTTGCATTCAGAACATCCAGTAGATTTTCCGCAGGTACACGATGGGCGTTATCCAGAACCAGCACCAAGGTGGTACCCTGCTCTTTCAGGTAGGTATCAAAACTCCTAAGAGCCTCAAAACCACTGGCACCGGGGAGCAAAATCCTGCGCAAACCGTCTTGGTCACGGGCTGTAAATCTAGCAGCCATCTCGCGCACCAGCGTACTGGCCAGAGCTGGACCGGGAAGATCACCGGTGTCGTAATAAGCACAAAGTGCAGTGGAGTGTAATGCGGCCTGTGCGGCCCAAGCTGTCTTGCCTGCACCTGAGAGTCCACAAAGGATACGGATCCGCTCACCAGATGTGAGAGAAGGTTCTTCGTTCTGTGGGCGGTACAGTGCTGGTGGTGCAGGAAAGTCCTGTAGCTGAACGATCAACTGTTCAAATAGTTCAGTAAGTTCTTCCGTGAAAAACGTATGTTGTCCATTGGTATCGCCTCCGGTGGCGGCAAGCTGAACCAATCCTGCTAACTTCCAAATCAAGGATTCTGGGGACAATAGTGAAAATTTCAGCTTTTCTGCTTCTGCGATACACCATGTGGCCGCATCAGCCAGAGTACTCCATGCGGGCGGAAGTGCCGGGTGACGTCCAGCTGTCGACTGGGGCCAGACAATAAGAACATCAGAAGGAAGCTTTTTATCGTCAATCATCTTCTGAAGCAGCGGTCCAGGCGCCTGGTTTACAATAATCACAAAAGAAGCCACCCCTTCGCGGTTTGCCGAAGTATGCTCATTTCTGAGCTTTACAAATCGCTCCAGAGCCCCCGACACATCGTTGGGCATAATAGGTTTTGAACGGGTTTTAACCTGAATGTAGAGACGTTCCTGTTTGGATTTCAGCTCAATATCCTCATCAAGCTCGACAGTTACTGAGTCCATAGCTGCCCTCTGCGCCAAAAGTAAGCAGCCTACAGCGTAAAGATGCTGGTAAAGGAACCCCCGGTGTACCGCTTCGATACGCACCAACTGCACAGGATCCAGTACGTCCAGATTTTGTTTGTTTTCACTTCCCCACATGACCTATTCCTTGAGCTATTTGTTTGACGGACTCACATTAGTACTTCAATGTAATCAATTGAACTTGAATTATAATTAAAAGAGGCAAAGAAAAGTCATTTGGCCTATTCTCCGTTGATTAATACAAACTAACGATACCAACGTTCACCTAGCTCAAAGCTGACAACCAGACTAGGTCTGGGCCTGTGCCATCGAAGTGTCAATTAATATCTGAACTAATGCTCTTTAATTTCGTCACTTCAATTAATACCGAACATTTCCCTGATAAAATTCCAGTATGCGCTGCATAACTTCGCTCTGACGACACTCGCGACAAATTATATTCTGTCGTCTGTTGTAACGGCGTATTTCGCCATCTAGCAATGAATAAATCAGGTCAGGGTCGCTCTTCTTTTTCACTGCCGCTCTCGACATTTTTTTTGCGGGCTTTTCCCCAGTCCTTACGAGCCTGCTCCGAAGGAAATATTCCATGTCCTGAACCATATACTGCGCCACTAACTACCAGCTCTTTCACCAGAACTTCTATCAGGTGTCTCGTCGCCCCGGTTTCATTTTCCAGTTGTTTACGCGTTTTTCGCCCATCTCTGCGTACCAGTTCCACAATGCGCGCCTTCACTTCTTCCCGCAGTTCGGGAGTAAAAACTTTTGCCACAAGCCCTCCTGAAAATTACCCCATGACCTGAAATCTGTTACCCTCTGAATCCCGGCGGAATTTCGGTGTCCGGTTCAGAAATATGATTAACACAACGCTGGTTGTTCGTGCCGCTTACCGGGAGCAACCAGGGGTTTTCAAAATTCCGGTCCGGTCCAAAAAACGTCGTCGCTCGCTGAACAAATTCCGTTCCCGTTTTCCCGGTAGCAGCCAGGTATCTTGTGTAACGCCTTACACCATCCAGCATGGCCTCTGGTGGCACCCCCTCGCGTAATCTGGCCTTCCAGGCACTGAAAGCGGATTTCTTCGGGTTTGCCCCGGCTCGTAACGGGTATTCCCGCCAGACCTGTTCGAACACATCCGGATAATCCACTCGTCCCACAGGCTGCCCGGTGTTTTCCGGGACTACCCGATCGGCTTCCCGCTGAATGGCGGAATCGGCTTCAGGCTGCTGCAGTTGGTGTGATTGCTCCGGCCCAGCGGTCATCGCCTGCTGCACAGCGCCCGAATCGGCTTTCAGCGCATACGCTGAATCGGCTTCCGGTGTCGTGCCTGCGGGCTGGCCAGGAGTGACGGTCTGAACATCCCCTACATGGTTCGTGGCGTTTTTTACGCCATGGACCATAGTGTTTTGATCTTCTTTATCTGTATCTCTATCTGTATCTTTATCTGTCGTGACTCGTCGTGACATGTGCGTGACATTTCGTGACGCGCCGTGACAATCGCCATTTTGTTCCCGCTTTCTTTCCCTCTCACGCTGCGCCCTCTTGCGCTCTGCCGGAGATTTTGCGGTTTGCGAAATATTGCCGTTGTCCTCTTTAAGCACCTGGCGTTTTTCCCATCCAGTGATTAAATCACCATCAAGTACCCGCCCCTGCATCGTCTGCAAAATTGAATCAATTACCTCTTCTGTCACGTCGAGCGCACTTGCCAAATCTTCTGTCGTGACATCAATGTGACCTCGCGTGACATTTCGTGACGCGCTCACCAGGAGGTGGATATACACTGCCATCACTGTTGCAATTGGCTGCCCTGACACCCTGGCAATTGTTCGCCACTTAGGGTCATTTGGCATGTCATGCCATAATCTGAGCCAGGCGTTAGCCATACTCACCTCTTCTGATACCGAATCTTTTTACTCACGAATTGCCGGAAGCGATTCGATATGGCTATTGTCAGTCAATGTACTGCCACAGCATTTCCTGCCGGGCCACCACGGTTCATCTGATTGAAACCGGCGATTGCCACTGCGACAAAATCATCAGCGTCTCTCACCAGTCGCTCCCGCGTCTCCACCAACTCCCGAAAATAAGCTGAACTGTGGCTGCGCATTCTGGCCACCAGCAAAGGTGGCATTGCCTTTTCGATCGCTGGTAACAACGCCTGAATTTTTTCAACTGCATCAGGGGTGTCTTTCTCTACCCAGCGGAAAATTTTCTGGGTATTGCGAGCCAGGGCTTCCGGATGGCTGTCGTCATACAGTTCAGGAAACGTCATACCCAACTCAAAATAAGCCTGGGTTATTCCAGCTGCTGGAACTTTTTCGCCATCAGGACGCGCCCAGGCATTCATCGCCATGCGGATGTGTTCATGCTTGATTTTCATGAATCAAGCTCCTAGTAAGTGGTTGTGTTAACGTTTTGGTATCTTCCAGCTCGGGCCAAATATTCATCCAATCAAAAGGCCTTAGTTGCTGACGTGTAACTTCACCATTACTGGCTCGCTCAATAAGGACACATAACGATGCCCCTAACATTTGACCTTTACTCAATGCCTTTCTTAGATAACCGATGCTAGTACCACACTCACATGCAAACATACGCTGTTCATCTGACGAAAGAGAATTGAGAAATATTCTTAATTCTTCCATAGCTACTCCTTAGTAAACACAGCAAAGAATACCCACAGGTAAACAAAAGTCAATACCCTTGGGTTGTTTACCTTGCGGTAATCGCATCTATTATTTACCTATGGACAAATATGAATTTAGACGACAACAACTCATCAAAATTCGTGATGAGAAATGCGATGGTAAAGCGGTTAACGTGGCCAGAAAGATCGGTCGCGAGCCTTCTTATGTATCAAGAATGTTGTACCCAGAGGGGAAAAAAGGAAAAAAACGGATCGCTGATGATATGGTGGAGATTATAGAAGAGTCCTTTGGGTTACCCCGGGGATGGATGGATGGTATCGTTTCATCATCAACGAACACAGCCTCCAATTATGAAACAAGGGTTCTAACGCCACGACAACGTATTTTTTTAGATCTCTTAGACGAACTGCCAGAAAGTGAAGCGGATAACTTATTAAAAACTCTTGAAGAGAAAAAACAGTATTACAATATGATCTACGAAGAAATCCGTAAAAAGAAAGCACAAAACGCATCATAACTCACCAAACAACCAGTCACCAGTTAAGACACATCAAAAAATTACCCATGGGTATTTACTTTTTGGATACCCATGGGTATCCTTCCTTTCATACCAACCCACCCCACCCCACAGAATGCAGGGCAATACTTCGAGTTACCAGGCAGTGGTCAGGGGTTAAGTAGCCAGCCCGAGGCGTAAGAACATGACGGCAGGGTTCAACTTTAATAACTATGCAGCAGGTTTTTGTTCCGCTACCCCGGCGTTAAGGGGAAATGAGGTCAACATGGATACTATCGATCTTGGCAACAACGAATCTCTGGTGTACGGCGTGTTTCCCAACCAGGACGGTACGTTCACCGCGATGACGTATACCAAAAGCAAAACGTTTAAAACCGAAAATGGTGCCCGTCGCTGGCTGGAAAGAAACTCAGGTGAGTGATATGGATTTCGACACAATCATGGAAAAGGCTTACGAAGAATACTTCGAAGGTCTTGCCGAAGGCGAAGAAGCTCTCAGCTTCAACGAATTTAAACAGGCGCTTTCCAGTTCGGCAAAATCTAACGGCTGATAAGCGAAACAGCACCGCGAGGAATCAGTATGCAGAAACGAGAACCCGTCATCATCGCGCCAGACTATACCGATGATGAACTTTATGAGTGGATGCACCAGAAAATTAATGCAGCGCAGGATCTGAAATGGGCCAATGAAGCCAGAGCTAAGCAGGCTGAAAATCTGTCCGCTCTGGAGCAGGATATCACCAATCTGGAAAAAGCAGCGGCATTAAGCATTGCCAGAATGATTACATACCCGCGTTAGTAGCTAATCAACAAAGCTAAGGTTAGTAATTAAGGAGTTCTCCACGGGTGAGGTGGAGTGCGTGCGCCGGACACGGGTGAGCATCCGGCATTGACAGTTTACTGAAAGGATATTTCCCTGAAAAGTCAGACCATAACGCGAAAGCGCACGGCGAGGTAGCTGGTTCATAGATAGCCTGTCGTTAAATTTTCGTCGACCGTGCGCTTCCGGTTGTGGCAATCCGCGAAATGGCGCGGCGGTAAGTATGGCGGGGTTATTCCTTCCCCCGTTGAGGACACCGGGTTGTCAGGTTGACCATACGCTTAAGTGACAACCCCGCTGCAACGCCCTCTGTTATCAATTTTCTGGTGACGTTTGGCGGTATCAGTTTTACTCCGTGACTGCTCTGCCGCCCTTTTTAAAGTGAATTTTGTGATGTGGTGAATGCGGCTGAGCGCACGCGGAACAGTTAAAACCAAAAACAGTGTTATGGGTGGATTCTCTGTATCCGGCGTTAATTGTTAACTGGTTAACGTCACCTGGAGGCACCAGGCATCGCATCACAAAATTCATTGTTGAGGACGCGATAATGGAAACGTTATTACCAAACGTTAATACGTCTGAAGGTTGTTTTGAAATTGGTGTCACTATCAGTAACCCTGTATTTACTGAAGATGCCATTAACAAGAGAAAACACGAACGGGAGCTATTAAATAAAATATGCATTCTTTCAATGCTGGCCCGTTTACGTCCGATACAAAAAGGATGCTGGCAATGAATACAGCATTTGCACTTGTTCTGACAGTTTTTCTTGTTTCCGGAGAGCCAGTTGATATTGCAGTCAGTGTTCACAGGACAATGCAGGAGTGTGTGACTGCAGCAACCGAACAGAAAATTCCCGGTAACTGTTACCCGGTCGATAAAGTTATTCACCAGGATAATAACGAAATCCCGGCAGGTCTTTAAAACAGTTCCGTAATAAATATCCGGTTTCATTCTTATATGCCAGCAATGGCAGGGATTTGTTCACCCTTAAATCTGTAATGAGGTAAAACAAAATGAGTAAAGTCTTTATTTGCGCCGCCATTCCGGACGAACAGGCAATAAAGGAAGAAGGTGCCGTCGCTGTAGCCACTGCCATTGAAGCCGGTGATGAACGTCGCGCCCGCGCAAAATTTCACTGGCAATTCCTGGAGCATTATCCGGCTGCTCAGGACTGCGCTTATAAATTTCTTGTCTGCGAGGATAAACCCGGTATACCCCGCCCTGCCCTCGATTCCTGGGATGCTGAATATATGCAGGAAAACCGCTGGGATGAGGAGTCTGCTTCCTTTGTCCCGGTTGAGACTGAATCCGATCCGATGAACGTCACTTTTGACAAGCTGGCCCCTGAAGTACAGAACGCTGTCATGGTTAAGTTCGACACATGTGAAAACATCACCGTTGATATGGTTATTAGCGCACAGGAATTGTTGCAGGAAGACATGGCAACATTCGACGGACATATCGTTGAAGCGTTGATGAAAATGCCAGAAGTTAACGCCATGTATCCGGAGCTTAAGCTGCATGCCATCGGGTGGGTTAAGCATAAATGTAAGCCTGGTGCCAAATGGCCCGAAATTCAGGCAGAGATGCGCATCTGGAAAAAACGTCGCGAAGGTGAACGCAAGGAAACCGGAAAATACACGTCTGTTGTTGATCTCGCCCGCGCCAGAACCAATCAACAGCACAGTGAAAATTCAACAGGAAAAATCAGCCCGGTCATTGCTGCCATTCATCGCGAATACAAGCAGACATGGAAAACACTGGATGACGAACTGGCCTACGCTCTCTGGCCTGGTGATGTGGATGCCGGAAACATTGACGGCAGCATCCATCGCTGGGCAAAAAATGAAGTTATCGACAACGACCGCGAAGACTGGAAGCGTATCTCGGCATCAATGCGCAAACAGCCTGATGCCCTTCGCTACGACCGCCAGACTATTTTTGGCCTTGTCCGTGAACGTCCGATCGACATTCACAAAGATCCCGTAGCACTGAACAAATATATCTGCGAATACCTGACGACAAAGGGCGTGTTTGAGAATGAAGAAACAGACCTGGGCACTGTTGATGTTCTCCAGTCATCAGAAACACAAACTGATGCAGTGGAAACTGAGGTATCTGATATCCCAAAAAATGAAACCGCGCCGGAAGCTGAACCATCTGTAGAGCGTGAGGGGCCGTTCTACTTCCTCTTCACCGACAAGGATGGCGAAAAATACGGTCGCGCAAACAAACTTTCTGGTCTGGATAAGGCGCTGTCTGCTGGGGCTACTGAAATCACGAAAGAAGAATATTTCGCCCGCAAAAACGGTACATACTCAGGTTCACAACAAAATACTGGTGCATCTGACACGACCGCACAACCAGGGTCAGTAAAAGTTACCGCTGACGAAGTAAACAAAATTATGCAGGCAGCCAATATCAGCCAGCCTGACGCCGATAAGTTACTTGCTGTATCGCGTGGTGAATTTGTTGAGGGGATTAGCGCCCCTAATGATCCGAAATGGGTCAAGGGGATCCAGACTCGCGATTCTGTGAACCAGAACCAGCATGAATCGGAACGGAACTACCAAAAAGCGGAACAAAACAGCCCAAATGCGTTACAAAACGAGCCAGAAACGAAACAACCTGAACCAGTAGTGCAACAGGAACCGGAAAAGATCTGCACCGCCTGCGGTCAGAGCGGTGGCGGCAACTGCCCTGATTGTGGTGCGGTGATGGGTGACGCAACATACCAGGAAATATTCGATGGAGAGAATCAGCCTGAAGTTCAGGAAAATGATCCGGAGGAAATGGAAGGCACTGCGCATCAGCACAAGGAGAACACTGGCGGCAATCAGCATCATGCCAGCGATAGTGAAACTGGCGAGGCGTCAGATCCCTTAATTAAGGCGAACGGTCATCATAATCTCACATCCACCAGCAGAGCGGGGATTCATCTGATGATCGACCTTGAAACCATGGGAAAAAATCCCGATGCCCCGATTATCTCAATAGGTGCAATATTTTTCGATCCGCAAACCGGAGATATGGGACCGGAATTTAGTAAGACTATCGATCTGGAAACTGCTGGCG